TTAGCATGTCTTGCTTTAAAGGACTTGCGCCGTGCTGCATAAGATGCAGACTCACCAGTCTTCTTAGGAGAACCAGATACACCCTGCTGGCCAAAACGAATTGTCTTAACTTGAGTTCCTTCTTTAGCCACAACTACGTGTGACTTTTTAGGATGATTAGGAGTACGCTTAGGCTTGTTAAAGCCAGATACACCAGCACGGGTTAATCTAGAATCTTTTTTCATCTGTATTTAGCCGTCTTCTTTGCTATAGATTTAGGTTGTTTTACGAACTGCTTGCCAGCACGAGTACCAGCACGCTTAGCAGCAGAGGTTCTTGCATACTCTGCAGTACTTAAAGCCGCTCTTGCTTTCTTAGGTAAATACCGCTCACCAGTAGCCTTAGCACCTTGAGTGCTTGGCTTACCTGATTTAGTACCCCAATCTTCTTTAGTCCATTTAGACAAAGACTTTTGCTTACTCGTCTTAGGACCTGAATAACTACCACCAGCCTTTTTGTAAGCCTGTGCCAGTAGTTGTGCTTTACGAGCAGACCACTGACCAGGCTTACCACCTTTAGAACCAGCCATAATCTGATTCTTTAAACGCTCACGTAAACTTGCTTTGGTGTAGGCCATTATTTTTTATCGCTTTTTGGTAGCGTTTTTTTGAGCCTTTTTTAACAAAGCATCATATTGTGCTGGAGTATATTCTTTTGGCTTAATTACTGTTGGCTTAGGAGTTGGCTTTACTTTGCCAATATCTCGTAGTCCAACTGTGCTGCCGTTAGGCAAAGCAACTACAGGGCCAGAGTTACGAGTTGGTTTAGCCAATGGTTTACGCACTCCAGTAGTTGGCTTACGCGGTGCCATTGGTTTACGTGGCGCTGGCTTCTTTGCTTTCTGCATTACATGCCGCCAAACATTCCACGCTTAGGCATAGCCTTCTTTACTGCCTTCTTTGTTGTCTTCTTAGCCATCTTCTTCTTAGCAACTTTTTTGACTGCCTTCTTCTTGGCACCCATTGTCATTGCCTTTTCTTCCATACCTTCAGCCTTAGCGTACATCTTTGCCGCCTTCTTACCTGCTGGTGTGTATGGGAACTTCTTGTCTCCAACCATTGGCATTATATTGCTCCTGCTTCTTTAAGTGTTGCTACCGATTTTTTATTAATGAACTTAGCACTAGTCATATCATTTGCATCATATGGCTTGCCCATTGCTTCAGAAGCAGTAACAGCACGCTGAACCGCAGCCATGCTAGTACCTTCTGGTTGAATACCTTGTGCTCTAGCAGCACGATAAGCATTCAATTCTCCATCCCATTTCTTATTGCTCATAGCCTTTTGAGAGGATGAATCTCCTGGGCTAAGTTGTAAACCAATTACTTTGCAACCAAAGCAACCTTCAACATCTTCTGGATGGTCTTCTCTATGTTTCATACCGTCTCCACTGTGTAACCCACAGCCTCAAGGGCTGCTTTCTCAGCAGCATCTACTTCATAGGAGTAACCACCAATGTAGGCTACATCGGCAGCAACTACTTCTTCGTGTGAAGGAAATCTAATCTCTGTATAAACAGCACCGTTTTTTAGAACGCTGATTCCTTTAGGGATTTTAATTCTAGAAAACAGTGGATGGTATTCGCCATCCATCTCTTCAAGAATTGTTGGTGTTGTAAAAATGTAAGCCATTATCTCTCCCAATCTTTTTACTGATAGGCAGGGGCCGAAGCCCCTACCTACCCGTCTAAATACTGTTAGACTGTTGGACGGCCTGATGCCGCTGTTTCGATACGAACCAATGCTGGTGTACGGTATAGAGACCAGTTAATGATTCCGTACCAACCGACTGGGTTGAAACGGTTAAAGCGGTCCTGGACCACTCCAACTTCCATTCCTGGTTCCTTCCATACAGCCTCAGCAAGTGCCTGTGCACCAACTACGTATGTGTTGTACACACGTGTCTGTGATGTGCTTGAGCCTGTTCCTGACTGTGAGTTTGTGCAGTTTGCACTCTCAATAAAGCGAACGCCTTCCCATGAGCCAGTCTCTCCACCGTATAGTGGTGCAGCATTCTGGTACTCATGTGGAGTACGCCATACGTTGTTACCTGTCTCTGTGCGTAGGTCAGCAGAAACTTCTGGGTGGATATACGCAACGTACATTCCAGCAGCCTTGTACTGAACTCCAGCAGCACGCATCTTTGTAACAGCGGTGCGGATAGCAGCAGACTTCATTGTGTCTGCTGGTGCGATTGTGTTCTTAGCAGCAACTGTGCCAACACCATCGTAAACGTTTGATACTGCGCCTGAACCGCCAGCAACACGAACAATGTTCGCGCCTGCGTCCAACTTAGCAACTACTGCTGCATCAAGTGTCTTTGTCATGTTGAAGCCAACTGCGTTAGCAACCCATGGGTCAATGTTTGCAAGTGACATCAAGTTAATCTTCTTAACTGGAAGTACTGAGCGACCTAGTTCTAGTTGTGCAATGTCTAGGTATGTTGTTGCTGGTAGTGCTACTGAGTCTGGGTCAACTGTCTCATTGAGTGTTGCGCCTGCTACAGTAGTATCAGCGATATCTGTGTTGAACTGGAAACGGATTGAAGAACCGTTATGTGTTAGGGAGCCGACCTTCTTGTCTGCGATTTCGCGGAACTTTGGAAGGATACGAAGATTAGTCTCGATAAGTTTATCGTAGGCTAATGTTACAAGATTGCTTCCTAATCCAGAGGACGTGGTTGTAAAGACATCTGCCATTTGGCTCTGTCCTACCTTTCTGGTTTAGTTGGTTACGAATTAACCAAGGTTTTTAATGATTGACATAATCTCTTCTTCAGAAGTTGCATTAGCGATTGCTCGCTCAAGGTCTTCTGAATAAGCAGGAGTGTCAGCCGATTGAGTTACAGAATCCTGTTGCTGTAAAGCACGTAGGTTTTCTGTATCAACTGGCTTTTCTTGATGAGGCGTGTACCCAATTAAGTCACCATTCTCAATGAGCCAGTTTGAAACTGCGTCTTCATTGATAGTGTCTAAGTCCTTAAGGACAAGACGGGCAGCCTTCGTGTTCACTCCCTTTGATTCTAGGATTTCTCTAACTGTTCGCTCATTAGATTCTTGAGAGAACTTCGCTAGTTGTTCTTCAAGTTCTTTAATGCGCTTTTCATCGGCTCGTTTGGCTTTGCGGAGGTTAGCGATACCATCATCGCCATACGAGTTTTGAGAACGATTTGATTCGCTCCCTAGATTGTCGTTATCGTCTTCCCAGTATTGTTCGTTGCTCATGCAACATCACCCTTCTATAGTTGTTAGTTTGTAGACCACAGTTCCATTCGGGGAAATGGGCTGGCTTCTACTACCAGACTTTTACGCCTGACGGGGCTGGTGGGTCCGCCTAGGGAATTTAAAATGCGCTAGATTTACCGCTACCTAGTGCGCCACGGGATAGACCCGATGTACCACTAAATGAACCGATTTCTTTTTCGGCTAGTTTTAACCGCTTGCGCTTAGCAGATTCAAGTTGCTTAAAGACTTCTTCTTCTGCTGTTCCTTGTGTGTAGTTAATTCCTTCTTCGTCATAAATCTGACCAAGTTTTGTAGTTGTAGGAAGCACACCACTAATTGCTTGATAACCCTCTTGTGCTCTTTCTTTTGTTACTCCTAGTTGGGCTAGGGCGGTAGCACGGGCAACATCTGTAACTAAACCTTGACCAAGTGCGGCAGCACCAATCTCAGCAGAGGTAACTTTTTCCTGCAACTTAGGTAGGTTTTCTTTAGGATTAAGAAAATACTTAACTAAATCTGTATCTGTAATGTTATAAAAAGCATTCAAGGTATTCTTAATTGCTGGGTCAGAATTATTAACACGAGTTACTACTGTGTCAATTCTGTCCTTAAACTCAACCGCTGAAATGTCATTACCAATAATGTCAGCCATAGCAGATGTTTTAATCTTTCGGTCAATACCAAAGTAATTCTGTAGGCCATAGGCACGAAGGGTTTGTGAGTATGAATCCTCTAATGCTAGATATTCAGCCTCTGACAAAACGTTAAGTCCAGAAGCACGGCGGGTTTCATTACCCTTAAATCGGGTTATATAGGCACTAGTCTTACGTAGTTCTACTGCAGCCTGATTAGAGCCTAAGCCTGCTTCCATAAACTTTTTAATTTCAGGCACTAATTCTTCTAGCCCAAAATCTTTAAATGTATTTTCTAAGATAGAGTAAGCATCTTCATCTACTGTAGACTTATATTTATTTCCAGATGGAACAAGTATCTTAGTAGTACCATCAGAGTAAACACCAACAATATTTCCATACTCATCTTTTTCAGTAGAAACTAAAGTTATATTATTAGTATTACCATTTCCATTATTATTGTTGTTATTATTGTTATTGTTGTTATTGTCGTCACTAACAAGGGTTCCGCCACTCGCGGGTGTATAAACTAATGGCCTAATAATACGATATTCGCCTTTACCGCCAGCACCAGTACGAACAAACTGTACTGTAAAGCCTTGAGCAACTTGCTCATCTGTAAGGGTTGGTTGTTCCTGTGCTTTGTAAGCAGCAGTTACTCTTTTGTTAAACTCAGTGTTACTTTCACCTTTAAACTTTTTCATTGCATCTGGGTTAATAGCACCAAGTTCTGCTGCTGTATTTTCTAAATTAGAAATACTTGTCTTTGTCTTAGCAATTTGGTTTTCTACTTGTTCAAGAAATGTGGCTGGTCTTGATGCGGCATTTGCTTTTGACATTGCTCTAGTTCTTGCTTTTTCTGCAGCATCAGAAGCATCAATAGTTGGTGTTGGTGCTTTGTAATTAGGAAAAATATCTCTATCTCTTGCCATTATGCCATTACTCCAAACATACGTAGAATGTCTAATGCATAACCAGATGCTTCTTCTTTAGCACCAGATGATTTTAGCCATAGTGGTTTTGTCTTTGGATTAGTACGAAGAAGTTTTTCATAATCATTTAAACTCATTACACTACCTTGTGACTTACCAGATGCATCCTTATTATCAAGGGCTAACTGAATGTCTTCATCAAAAATGCTAACTGAATTATCTGCAATACCTAGTAACTTACCCTTATAGTATGCAAACTGATTGGCAATGTCAGATACTTTAATACCTTCGTCAATTAGGTTAGAAAGATTAGAGTAACGAGCCTTTGCTAGTGTGCGAATCTTTGCCTTCTGCTGGTCTAGTTGTCCAGTTGTTAACGTCCCACCAACTGTCATACCTTCTAGAACATCATTAAGAATCTCTTGTGTTGTTCGAGCAACACCATAGGCTGATGCATATTCTTTAAGCGTTGTTACGCTTTGGGCAATCTTTCCAGTACCTTCTGTAATCTTTTCCAAAGGAGTACCAATTACAGATGGCTTTAGAATAGAAGCCTTAATTCGATAGTAATCTTCCTCTGTCAATAATGTGCTAGTTGTTGTAGCAGTAGTTCCACTAACCTTTGACTTACGGCTGGCATTTTTTTCTGCTAACTGAACAGCATTAAAGTACTTAATCTTTTCTTCATCTGTCGCATTGCGACCCAACATGTCAAAAAGAAACTCATCAATATCTTGGTCTGCTTCAGCCTTAGGGGTAGATACTTTTTCAGTATCAATATTTGCTCCACCTGTATAAGAAGCCTTGCCAGATAACCAACTACCATAAACAGAAAAGTCTGTCTGACCATTAACTGTATAGCGTTGAACTTGTTCAACACCAAACTCATTAGCAGATTTTAAAATAGCACCATTAAGGCCAGATTCAGAGCGACTAACATAGTCGCGTTCTGTCATGTAACCACGTTCGTAAAGTCCTTTACGTAGTGATTCTTGATTCTTTCCATATGCAGACTTAACTTTAGATATAGCCTCAGAACCATCAATAATTCTGAATGTTCCATTTGATGCTACATCTAAATAGACTACTTGAAATTCACCAGTTGGTCTATTGTTTACATCAAGGATTGCTTTCTGTAAAACTAAATTACCATACTGGTCAAGTGCTGCTTTAATGTCACCAGTTGTTCCAAAGCGGTCAATAAAGGCTGCGTTCTTAGCATCTAACTGTGCTTTTGCTTTTGCTGCAGCAGCATTACGTGCTGCTTGAGTAGCGGCTGCTTTAGCCCGTGCTGCGTCTGGTCCTATATCTACCACTAGATTACCTTTCTGGTGATGCACTCACTACGTTACGGGCGTAGGAGTTCAAGATTGGCGTGAAAATCAAACGGTTTGCTTCACGGATTTCAAAGTTCGACTTGGATAAATCAAACAGTAATTGCGCTAGTTCTTCTTTCGATGCTGCTTTCTTGTCCTGATAATCATAAGCATTCTTAGCGTATGGATTCTCATTAAAGTCAATAAAGCCACGAACCTTTTGGATAACCAACTGCATTGAAGCACGGGTATCTCTAGCAATAGGAGACTTAGGTGCATTAACTGCATCTGCCAAAACATTAAGTTGCTTCTTTAAAGTACCACGATTATCTGGGCTATTAATTGCTTCTTCTAGTGATGGATTTGAGTACATCAATAGTTGTCTATTACGTTCATACTGAGAAGCAATTGCTTTACGAGTACTGTAGTCTGCTACTTTAGAAAGGTCTTCCTTTTCCTGCTTAACATAGGCAAAGTATTCTTCCTTGTCAGCCTGAGTTTGAATCTTTTCTAGATACTCTAGCAACCCAATTTCATTGACAAGTTCTTCTGCTTCCATAAATGTATAAATATCTGGATTATATTCACCAACCTTTGGTGCGAATAGGTATCCAATTTCTTTATATGTATCTACAAAGTCACGGTTCTTTTGAACCCAATTTTTTAGGTTATCTGTTTTGTTAATAAATACCTGCATCGCTTTTGTGTTGCGAGGTACTATGTATGCTAACTTCTTGGGATTCTTTCCAACGAAAGTTGCCAATGCTAATCCAAACGGGTCTGTCACATCTGGGCCAGCATTACGTAGAATGCCATCATATATATCCCAGAATGAAGACTTAAAACTACTGATACCAGTCTCCTTAATAAAGTCTGGTAAACCAGCAGTATCCTTAAGTGTTGGATAAGCAGGATTTAAATTACCTAAAATAAACTGTGCACCAATAATGCTATTTGAACTTACTCTTAAAGCACGTAGGTATTCTTTCTTCTCTTGAGTTGTTGCATTCTCTGGAAGGGTATAACCAAATGCTTGGTGATAAGCCATTGCCTGCATAACGGTACTTGTCTTTACACGGCTTGATTCCTGGTCAACTGCAACACCCCATAAACCAGAAGCAAACATAGGCATTGCAATCTTAATTGCTTCGCCTAAATCTGTGTTTTTACCAATATGGCCCATTGCAAACATGTCTAACTTATCTGCTGCCCAGTTAGTATAAGGAGATAGTTTATCTCTGAACGGAACTAATGGCAGTTCTCGCAAAAAAGCCTTAGCAGTTAGAATGGCCATTGCCGCTTGTGGTCCAGCAAAGGCTGGAGCACCAGCATCTGGTGCAAAAGATGGGTTAACTAAACGCCATTTAAGAGCATACTGTGTTGCAGTTGGCATCTTAAGGTTTTCATTACCAGTTAGTTTTGCAAGAACTGGATTGATTGCATTGTTAATAATTACATCTGTTGGGAAGACAACATAGTCATCTCCCTTTTCATCTGTATAAACCGAACCTGCTGATTCCAATCCCATGTGTAGTAATCGTATACGATACAGAGCACGTAATGGTTGTTTGGTGTACATACGGAACATACGACGTTGGAAGTCTTCTGTTGCACGAACGAATCGTCCAAGGTGACGGATAGAGATAGCAAAGGAAGAGCGAATGTTAGGGTTATCCACATACTCAAGGACTGCATTTGATGCTTGTTGAACAGCAATCTCTGAAGTTTGCTTTTCTGCTAGAAGTCTTGCCCGTTCTTGAGCCAATTCTGGCTTCATGAATGGGTCGCTCTCTAACATAGCATTCTTGTGGCGAGTAATAAGCATTCTTTCATAAGGCTTTAACTGTCTAAATGCTTTATCTACTGCAACCTTTAATGCTGGCAAACGGAAGAATCCCGTAACCTGATGGTCCATAAGTTCCATAATTGCGTTTGGAAACTTATCCATCATTTCGCCAAATGTCTGTACTTCTTTTAATCCATCAAGGTCAATTGATTTACGATTAATCATGATGTCAGAGTTAATATAATCTGTGATAGGACGGAAGCCTACAGTAGCATTATTGTATTCATCCCAACTTAAACTTGCTACAGCCTTAGACCATGTATTACTATAGCCACGACCTAACTTATCTTCAACTTTAATTACTTCTTTTTCTCTTGCAGCAATTAAATCGTACAGTCCTTTGTTATAAGAGTTTACAGTTGCACTACCATGGAACACATACCGCATATCAGCAAGCATGTCATCTACTAGCATCTTAGCAATCTCTGGGTCTGTATAACCCTTTTGGCGTAGGCCAATAACCTGTGAAAATGGTCGTAATGCTAAGTCTGTTATCTTTTCATTTGAACTTGTATAGGCACCAAGGGACTCATCATAATAAACTTCCATAAGTCCAAGCACTTCTTTTTGTGCCATCTGGACATCGTTTTTTGTTCTTAACGCATTGTGTCTAAAGAATGCAGATACTGGACTAAAGTAACGACCTTCTGTAATTTTGTATTCATTAAAGCCAAAACGGATATTAAACAAGCGCCACATAGATACGCCAGTTTCCATTTCAGATAACTTTTGCACCTCACGTGGGGTCCACTTTGTGCCAATTTCTGCACCGTGTTCCTTTAAGAATAGGCTAAATGAATCTAACCCAAAGGTTGATTCAAAGAAATCTGGAGTAACTTTGCCACCAAGAATAGACTTAGCAGACATAGAATTAATTACTGCTCCACCAAAATTAGGTTGATGACGCATAACCTTTTTAAGATTAGTCCAAGACTCTGTTCCAACAACGCTTGGATAAATGTCTTCAGCAACTGAAATAAGTGCTTCTCTAATTTCTAGATTAGAAATTTCAGACATTGGTACATCAACATCAAGTCTTTCTTCTAATGCTTTCTTAATGCGTAATTTAATTTCTTCACGTTCTGCTGCTGGAATAGCATCACGTGGGTCAAGTGGTCTACCATCTTTACGTGTAATACCAAATTTTTTAGCAAGCCAAAAGAATCCACCCTTAACTGGACCTACACCACTACGACTTCCAGTAATGGAAGTAAGTGCAGCCATGTCGCTTTCAAACTTACTAGCGCCAAGGGCAAAAACAGACTCTGCTTCATTAACCATTGCGTACATTAAGCCTTCGTCAACATTGGTACGCATACCTAGACGTGGTGCTAATGTTCCTGCTGACCACCAATTGCTATAGCGGGTAGCGGCAGTGCTACGTGTAACTCCGCCAAATAATTCAGATGCTGCACGGAATGGATAGGTTACTTTATTATCAGGAACATTCTTTCCAATGCTGCGTACTTTTTCTCTAGCAGAAAGACGATAAAGTTCATCATAAGGAAGCGGTGCAATACCCTTCTTTAACTGTCCAGCATGAACAACACCACGATTTACCAAGTATGGAATGTTGTTTTGTGTCTCATAAACTGCTGGGTGCAGTAAATCTGTCCACTCTTCTGGCCATGGCGTATTAGGAGCGGCATGTAAACCATTTGTATCATTATAAGTACTTGAAAGAACATCAAAAGCATCTTCATCTGCAATGCCAAGACGCTTCATAAAAGCGTACTGCATGTTTCTAACAACAGTTAGTTGAACATTTTCTGGTTGTGTAGTGAGCCAGATAGTTACGGCATTTGCTAAATCATTTGGAAGTACTGCTGCTGCTGTACTGCGAATAGCATCGGCAGTTCTAGCAGAATCTTCTCCCCAAATAATCATTCCTGGTGAACGCTTTGAGGCTACACCCATCTTAAAAAGAATCTGACGTGCCTTATCAACATCTTTTTCTAGTTCTAGTTCATCAAGAATACGAGTGTTAACAAGAATATTATCTTCATCTGCAACTTTACTTAAAGTTTCGATAAGAGTTAAACTATCTTTTTCTGCCTTTGCTAATAGGTCGCCAGTCTTGCCAATAGCAGTTGGATTAAAAATTGAATAGGCTGTTTTGTGCACAGCAGATGTAAGTAAACGTGTGCGGCGAGCAAATGGGATAGCGTTACGCTGGAAAGATAGACCATCAACTGTGCCATTTAGCATCATGTTTGTATCATCTATGTAAGTAAAGAACTTACGTGCTGATTCAGCATCAAAGGCTTTGTTTCTAGCGAGAGTAATAACAGTATCTGTGTTATACCACTCTGGGAAATCAAACTTCATTGATTCAAGGACTTGACCCTTAGCGTATGGACCCTTTGCCTCATCGTATGCTTTAACACGTGGACCAAGTTGGTCATCCCATAGTTTCTTAATGCTAGGTTCTTTAAATGCCCAGGCCATACCCTCTTCAACGCCACCGCGTTCAGCAACAAATTGATACTTTGCAGCAAGTTTTTGGCCTTTAGTTTGAAAACCACCAAAGCGCTTGTATGCTTCACCAAAAGAAATAGGATAATTACCTACACCCTTAACCGCAGCCTTAGCAGCGGTACCAACACCAGTATAAGTGAGTGGGTCAATCACAAGTTGATAGACACCATCTATTGGTCCAGATGCCATTTGCTTAAATTGGCGTGCGCCCTTTTCGGTTTTAAGGTCTATACCAATAAACTTCCACATTTTATAGCCGATTGAGTTATCCTGAATCTGCATAATTTGTGAAACCTGTGGGCTTAGGTCACGACCTGGAGAAACCTGTGCATCTTGTGATAGTTCATCTACAAGTATTTGAAATTTTTCTGAATTATCTCCAGCATATTGAATTGCTTGAGCAATCTGGTCATCATACTTTCCATAAAGGTCAATTGACTTACCAAGAGAACGCTTCTCTGCTGTTCCACGGGCTAAAGTTACAAGTGCCTTGCCATACTTTTCTTCATACTTTGCTACTTCGTCCCATTTCCATGAGTTGTAACCATTGTATGAATCACTAATAACTGCTTTAGAAAAATCAGCACCTTGTTGTCTTTGTCTGCCAGCAGTATAGACGGTATTTAAACCCTTACTATACTTTTCAATAGCCTTAAAACCCTCAACAAGTGGAGATGCAAGTGTTTTAACTGTAGTTCTTATTGGAAATGTAACAACATTTAATGCTTTTTGAGCAAGAGTTTTTTCTGGTTGAAAGATTTCTTCGTCAGAAAATAAAGCATAGATATTATTCTTAACAATTGGGTCTAAAGAAAGAAACTCTTTACGTGCTTTTTCTTTTGACTTTGTAAGAAGTTGCTGTGCAAGTTTCCATGAGCGTGCTTGTTGGTCAACAAGTTTGGCATCAACTTCATTCATCCCAATTTCAATTGCAGTTTTGTATAGATTGGGACTCATTTGTGCAACTGCTGGAGAAAGATTCTTAGGAATTTCCGCCATTACGTACCTGACTGTAATAGTTTATTATAAATAAGTTCTGATTCTCCAGATGGGTCTGCTTCTGCAAGACGCTGCATAATAGTAAGAATGGTTGGTTCTTGATTTGGTAAACGAATTGCTGTGCTGCTAACACCATCACCAATATCAATACCTGATTGAATTGGTTCACCTGGTCTAGAACTCGGTGCCATCAAAGGCGTTGGTTCTCCCATGCCTGAGAATGGATTACCAGCCAAAGGCTGTGCTACTTGATTTGAGTAGGTTTCTTGTCCTTGTCCATATGGCATTCCTGAGATGTACTTAGCAGGTTGTGTCGGTCCCCCGTCAGTACGTTGAGAAAGAGCGCCAGGGCCTGATACTGGTGCAGGGTTAGACGGCGCACGATAGCCACCACGTCCTTCTGGTGCAGTTGTCATTACTCATCTCCTTCTTCCAATTCATCATCTTCATCTGCTGGTGGTTCACCAAAAGATTCTTTATTGTATTCTTTAGCCATACGCATCATGCCGTAGGCATTCCAGGGTGTCATTGCTTCTGACACTTCCGTATGCAAGTAACGAGTTCCATCATAGTCTGCCCATTCTGTAATTATTAGCCAGTTAGCGCAGATGTAGTTAGACCCTTCAGGGTCTTCCTCTATTAGAACTCTTAGTGCTTGCTCTATCTTCTCCCTGAATCTGTCACTCATTTTGCGTACTGAATCTTTGTTATAATTGGTGCACTTGTATAGATGTCCCACATGCAAGCAATCTCAATTGCTCTACGAATTATTTTTTCCGCTTGCTCTGGAGTTTTCGCTTTATCAATATGTAAAGCCTCCATAACTCCCAAAGCAACATCGCCACCGCTCCCACCATAATAGATACCACGGCTATCACGGTCCCAAGAATAATCTTCAAAGATAGGGTAAATAACTCCATGTATGCTGATAATAAAATCTGAATCCTGCGCTGCTGCATCCCCGTCTTCTTTCATGTCATAACCTGCATCTATGAAAACTTTACGAATTGCAGGTATAAACTTCTGTGTCATAAACAAATCTAAGTCTTCTAACTTAGTTGGTTTAGGTGGCTTCCAGCCAAACTGCAATATGTTAGAACCGCGACTAGCGCCAGAACCAGCAATTAAATAACCATTGTTCTCAGTAATCTTATGAGTAGCAATCGTCATAGGACGACCGCCTTCATCTGATGCTCTAGAATCGCAACCGATTACAGACCAACCATCTCCTTGATAAGCAGCAAGTGTTGTCATTGTCCCCTACCTAGTTATCTTTGAGTTATAGTTCGTGCTGAAGCGTTTGCTGTTCCACCCATCGTTAGGCTGGAAAGTAAACTTTGTAGTCCCTGCGGAGGAGCGCCACCTGCTGGAGCCGCGGCGGGAGCAGGGGACGGTTGCTCAACCTGAGGTGCTTCCCCAGCAGGTGGTAATTCTGGAGCGAACACGTCATTGATTGCGTCCTCAATCTGAGTGCCCTTTTGGCGCATACGGATTACTTCTGCAATCTTCTTAACGATTGTAGTTGGGTCTCCGCCATTAGCAATAAGTTGTGGAACTGCTTGTGCCGAAGCATTAAGAGATGAGATGAGTGCATTACGCATTTCCTCAACTTCAATCTTTTCTTGCTCCTGAGTTACGTTAACTCCAAATGGCAATTCACGCATTGCTAAATCCTTAGAGATTAATTTACCGCCAAGGGCTTGCAACATAAAGATAAGTCCCTGCGCTGGGTTAAGACCAGCCAACATTCCATAACGAACATCAGCAGAGTAGTCTCCCTTAATATCCTTTGATGGTGTGTACTCGATTGCATAAGGACTACCTGAATCAATACCACGAATAGACTTTTGCTCGTTAAAGATTTTCTCGTCTACTTCAAAGCATAGTGAAATTACAGACTTAAGTGCAGATGCAAAGATAGCCTGCGCTGACTTAACCTGTGTATCAAATCCACCCATAAGGGCTTGCACGCCTTGACCAGTAATAATTGAAGCATCAATATTTCCAGTACGTGATTCAGGATAGCGTGTACCAGTACGCAATTCATTTTGTAGAACTGCTTGCTCATTAAACAATGAGCCAGATACTGGTAGTTCAACTCGGCGAACACCTGCTGGGTTCTTAGTACGGATAACTCCGTCTCCACCGAATTGGAACTCGTTCACATCGTCAGGGACAATCAGTGGTGACTGCACAGCCTTCTCTGTTGCTTCCATCGCAAGTAATGCGAATCTATT